CACTTATTGAATAATTATTACCAGCACCGCCACTACCTCCGCCTCCTACAATTAAGTAGTCAACGAATATAGCACTGAGTTGATTAAATCCGAAGTTGTGTTGTAATCCCATTATATCATATTTTTAGCTGATACTACAAACATATTAGATGTATTCGTTGATGTTAATGAAAGTACATCTATTTTACCACTACCAGAGGTAGCATTGTATGCATTACCAAGTGGTTGTAATAAGATAGGTGCAAGAGATGCGGTTGAGTTAGTACCGGTGGTAATAACTAAAGTTGCACTTACACCCGCTGCTAAGTTAGTAGGTCTAATATGTGTTGTTGTATTATCTGCTAGAGTTAAGTTAAAGTATGTTCCTTGTGAAAGGTCTAAAGATGCAGTTGATGAAACAATACTTTGTGACACAACGTTTTGATATACCCCACCAGTCACATATAGATTCGATTTAAGAGTAGTTGTCCCATTGACCGTTATAGATGTACCACTTGCAGTAAATGCAGTGATAAGAGATGCGGTATACGCGTTTAGAGATGAGGTTGAAAATGAAAGGGTTGTAAACTTTGTATCTACTGATTGGGTGTATGTACCTAATGTAGAAAACTTAGTATCGATACTACCTGTATATGTTCCTAATGTTGCATTCTTTGTATTTTGTGAAGCAGTATATGCATTAAAATCAGCATCAGATGCACTGAATGATGCAGTATATATTGCTAGTGTTGTCCACTTTGTATCATTACTACCAGTATATGTTGCAAGTGTTACATTCTTTGTATCTTGACTACCAGTCCATACACCCAAATTATAATCTCTTATATATTGTGAGTATGTGAATTGGTTTAAGTGTCCTAGTGATGAACTAAAAGATGCAGTTACTGGACTTAGTGTACTCCACTTCGTATCATTACTTGCACTATATGCATTTAGGGATGATGTTGAAAATCCTAATGTTGTATTCTTAGTTGCCTGAGAAGATGTGAATGAGTTTAATTGTCCTATTGAAGAACTGAATGATGCTGTAGTACTACTTAATGTAGAGAATTTTGTATCATTACTACCCGTATATGTTGCAAGAGTTGCATTCTTAGTATCTTGTGATGCGGTATAAGCGTTTAGGCTTAGGATAGGAGATTGGTTTACATTTGTAATGTTACTACCATCACCATAGAAGTATGCAGTTGTAACAGAAACTGTTGCAGTTATACTACCCGTTATGATTTGGTTTCCTATATATGTGTTCGAACCAGTCGTTATATAACTTCCGGTCTGTGCGTTTAGTATTCCTATCTTCGAATTCCAACTACCACTATCTGCAGTGTATACGGTTTGATTCACAGTCGAATCAATTACGTTTGTATTGTATGACCTTAATATCGCAGGAGTTATATATCCATTATTGTTATTAGGAAAACTAGCATTGCTATCGACCTGTAAGGCCACTTTACTTAATTCTGACATATTCTTTTTATTTCGTTGTTATGATAGGATTTGAAAACCATCTGAGTAACCACTACTAAAACCACCCAATGCAATTGCTTCTCCGGTGATGTTACCAATACCTTGTTCTATCAGATGTCCTTTACAGCAATCTACTCTATATGTGTCTTCTTCAATACAAAGACATGCCCTTCTACTATTCTTAGGAGAACTCAATCCTAGTGTTGGACCGAAGTACACACCAGAGTTATTTTCTCTATTAACAGAATATCTTAAATTGCCATTGCGTGAGTTACTCCATTTTCCCATATCTTAATAACAACCCTTTCACAAAATATAATTAGTTATCCATTCTTTTTCATATTCTCTCTATGCACTAAGTTCTCTAATACCGTCTTATCTGATTTATACGAAAGATAAAGTAGACACATCTCTAAAGGATATGCAGTTACTTCCGTGAACTTCGTGATGTCTCCTCCGGCAAGTTCAACAATCGACGAGTAAGCTGACCACTTTTTAGCAAAGTTTGCTTGATGTTGGGAAGGTGCTCCACCTCCTTCAAAAAGTTCGGGATAGAACTCACTAAGTCCGTTGATAAAAGTAAAAAAAAAAACAGCGTACCAAAGTGGATATCCATCCCCCACTCCTTAATGATGTGCGTGTTATCCTTTAGTGTATAGGGTTCTATCTCATACATATCACCATTCTTTCTTGTCACTGGTCTATATAGGATATTCATTATCTTTACCCAATTATCATCTATTGCAATGGAACTAAACTTACTGATATCTAAGTACGCACCATAACTCATTTGTGATAGGTTAGGTTCGAATCCATATTCTACTCCATCCCACTTAACGAATCTTTGCAACTCATAATCAGTGCGAGTAATGAATTTACTTAACTCATTCTTCAACATTAGAAAATCTTCTATCGATACCTGTTTCAGATATTCCGCATCTAATCCACATAGTTCTACCATTAGAACTGCAGTGGTTGCTTCTTCATCATCCGCGTATTGTTTTAGAAGGTTTTGTAGTTTAAGATATCTATCTAAACTCACATCGTTCCAATCAGTTGGGATGTGTAAAGTTAATTCCTGCACCATATGTAATTTGTTTTATTGTTCTTACTAAATGTTTTACCTTTGCCTCTTCATTATCTAATTTGGCTTGTATCATTATCACACTTGCCTGAAGGGTTTCATTATGTTCTTGCAGATGTTGTACATACTGCAGTAGTTCTCTTATCTCCTCTACGTTCCATACCTGGTCGTTAGAGTTTGTATTGTCCGATTGATATTGCATACTTTCCTGCGTTTATTTTTCTTACGTTTAATCTTTCCATACACACATACCTTATTGCATCGATAGTGTGGTTTGAGTAATCTACTGGTACATTCTCAAAGTTACCATTCTTATCTACCATCCACACATACTCCGAAAACTCTTGTATGGTATTCTTTGATGCCTTAGTCACGTGCAGTTTAAAGGTTTGCATGATGTCTATACCCATGCGAACTGAATCCTTTCCCTTACGAACCCCCTTAATATTAAATCCACTTCTATATATTTCTTCTATTAACCTTCCCTCTGCACTATCCGCCCATATCTCTGCCCTCTCTACTTCTAAATCTCTTAGGACCTTTACTATCTCTCCTGTCACTAATCCCTTACTATATAACAACTCATCTATATACAGGTTGGTATCCCATTTGTAGATTGCCATTATCGTAGTTGGGTCTATACTAAAACCAAAGTCCATACCGAATGCAACGAACTCTGCCTCATCTGGTATCGTATCTATTACACTTATGTTAAAGATAGTACCAACATTGTTGCCAGGTATCCCTAATCCGTATATCTTGTAATACTCTGGATTAACCTCTTTAAGACGTTCAATCTCATCAACGATAGATTGTTCCAAAAAAGGATTATCTCTAAATGTAGATATGTACAAATCACTCTCCGGATGTGTCTGAATATCATTGAAGATGTAGTGGTTAGTTCCGAAGGATGGATTGTATGCGATGATAGTTTTAATCCGCGTTCTGATAAAGAGCTGAAAGTAATCCTCTCTACTTAATTCATTACACTCGTCAATGAATAGGTAATCTCTACTACTTCCCTTTCTCTTCTCTGATGAATCGATAGACATAAACTCTACCATACTCCCATTCTCAAATGTATAGATGTGTTCTGTTGCACTCCACCTATCTTCATCCCATATGTTTAACTCTTTCAGTATACCAATCCAATCACGCATAATAGATACACGCATTGATGGGAATGATTTACGAACAATAGAAACAACTACTCCAGGTTCACTTAGTGCATGGACTAATATCCATTGTAGTGCTGAATAAGATTTAGATGAACGTGTACCACCTTGTAGAATGCATATCTTTCTACTTCTATCTATATCTCTATATGTCTTACTCGTCCTTATGTTTAGTTCCATCTAAGATGTGTATTGAGATTTGTTGTATTCTTGCATTGACTTCCATTGTACCTGTAATATCTACCGATTTTAATTTAGGCATAGTGTATTCTAGCAACTTTAATGCTAACTCCATTGCCCTTTCGGGATTGCGTTTCTTTATCTCCTCTAAATCTTTTGAGATGGTACTTAGTGTATTATTCACTGCACGAGATATTGTCAACTTCATTTCTTCGGTTGAACGATTTAA